CCTCTCCGGCGAAAGCAAGGCCCGCTAGATCACTCTGGCGGGCCTTTGTTATGCGGTGCCGTCTCTGACAGCCTTGGCAAACGCAACAGCTTCGTCGTCGTCGCGGATCACAATGGCCTGCCCCGGCCAGTCCCGCAAGAATTCCACCTGTTTAGGCCGCATAGGTGCCTTGGGTCCGTCCTTGACTTCGAGAAGGTATGTCCTGCCGCCGTATCCGACAACAGCGTCCAGCGGCAGGTCTAGGGGGTATACAAACAGGCCATGCGCCCGCAGTATTGCAAACACGCTTGCTTCGTTAGCATCGCGCTTGGCCTTCATAGGCGGTCGCCTCACAATTCAGCCCCGATCACGTCGAACACGTCTGCTGCGGTATCCGCCGGCGGGACTTGGTACGTTGTCATCTGATCCGAGCGCCAGGCAATGCCGTCCAGCGTGCGGTCGTAACTTCTGACAACCGAAACAGTGGCCGCGCGGCTGCGGGCAACTGGCGCAGGCGGGATTGCAAACGGGGCGGGGCGTAGAGTTGCGGGGGTCATAGCGTTGCTTCCTTGTGTCGGCCTTGCGCGCTGCGAAGTAGTTCGCCGTCCACGCGCCCCGCAAGAAACGAATCGCGGACGAAATCCGGGTCCATGCCCGCCAGATTGCAAACGGTGTGAAAGTCTTTCCCGGCTTTAGTTATCCAATTGATAGACGCTTTTTTGGCTCGACAGTTTTCCAGTGTGGTGCCTGTAAACGTGGCGTCGATCATTGCCTGCATTAAAACGTGCTGCCATAGTTTGTTTTCCGGTGTCATTGCGGCTCCTTCAGCGCATAGCGCTTTGCTAGTTTGTCAATGGCTTCCCGCACGATTGCGGAAATGTCCTTATTTGTAGCCTCGGCAAGGCGGCGAGCTTGCTCGTGCTGTTCGGGTGTGACCCGCACTTGAATGTATGATGTTTTTCTCATGTCGTCACATTGTCATAACATTTGTATTGACGCAAGCGCTTTGACGTGCAAATGTCGGGACAGAACAAATCAACCGGAGAGAACCAATGAATACTATCCTAACCCGCAACTACGACACCCTTCTCGCTGAAGTAAAAGCGCATATCGCTGCCGATGCTATTGTTCGCGGATCATACTGGAAGCCGTCTGACAATGAAGTAGGCGGAACGGGCTGCTTTATTTCTTGCTTGACTCACTCCGACGACCCGGCCCCAGCCTTTGAGCGTTTTGGCCTGACCGAGCCGCTGCTGCGGATTGCAGAAAGCATTTTTGAGGCCCTTCCCATTGCAGAGGCAACGGCCTTTTTCGCCGCACTACCAGCTGCTGTGGCTTGCGATGGGAAAGACCTTTCGCGCGTTCATTGGCATTTTCTAGCCGCTGAATTGCGGGCATTGCCTGCCCAGACAGACGACGTAAAAGCGGCAATTGACCGCGTGACTGTTGGCATGGATTTGCTTGCGAAAGGCCAAGAGTGTCCAGACGCCGCCGATGCCGCCGATGCCGCCTATGCCGCCTATGCCGCCGCCAATGTCGCCGCCAATGTCGCCGCCGATGCCGCCTATGCCGCCTATGCCGCCGCCAATGTCGCCTATGCCGCCTATGCCGCCGCCTTTGCCGTCCATGCCTCCAGTGCATTCCCCATCCAACGTCAGCGCGACACCCTGTTGCAACTCATTGCCGACGCGCCAGTCGTGGAGGTGGCAGCATGAACTGGCATGACAGCGGTGGGGCCGCGTTCCAGATCCCTCACTCTAACGAGCCGCACGCCCCTTGTGCAGAGCACGGCATGACGCTGCGCGACTGGTTTGCTGGTAAGGCGCTGGTTGGCGTCATTGATGCCTGCAAGGCCGACACGCGCGAGCCGGGAGAAACCGCCGGCGAGATGTTCGCGCGAAAGTCTTTCGCCGTTGCCGACGCGATGCTTGCCGCCCGTGCCGCATATGCCTCCGCCGCCCGTGCCTCCGCCTCCAGTGCCGCCCGTGCCGCCGCCAATGCCGCGTTGCGCCAAAACCTGATCGCCGCGCTGAATGCGGCTTAATTAACAAAGGAGCAAAGACAATGAAAATCAAAGACCTTCTTACCGACCTTATCGGTGCCATCGCAATCTTCGGGGGCGGCTACGCTTTTCTAATCTTCGGATATGCGATGGGCTGGTCATGACATACCAGGAAGCAATGGAAGATCTCAACCGCGCAGCCTACGCCGCCGTCCGCGCTGCGAGGGACGAGGACGGGGCGCCGGCGGACGCCCTGTGTGATATTGCAGCCGAGGTCGACAGCTTGATCGATCACGGCGTCACGCGCGCGGAGATGCGGCGCATGCTGGCCCTGTACAAGGGCGCGAAGCAGGCGGGGTTGGTCGGAGGATGAAACAGGAAACGATACAGGTTCTGGAGAGCGTTGATCCTGCGGATCATCCTGATCTGGCGGTGCTGTACGACGCCGAGGGCTGGCTGGACATCTGGTGCTGGGCCTCGGTCAGCTTTGCCTCCAGCGACTACGGCGTCAAAGGATCGCCCGTCTGGGACGAGGTGGATGACATCAGCATCGACGAGGTCGCGATCAACGGGCCTGGCTACACATGGTCCGAGGTCCGAGAAATGTGGGGCAAGGCTGTCGCTCTGCGGCTCGAGGATCTGTGCGTAGAGAAGGCGGAAGCGTATGACTGGTATGGATGACAACGTAACCCGTCTCGATGATCACCGGCCGCACGACGTCAGCTACGTGACGTGCATGGAGTGCGCGCACGACTGGGTCGCCGTGCAGCTGACAGCTGCCAGTGGTCCGCTGGAGTGCAGCAGCTGCGGCGCAATGGCCGGAGAGCGCGTACAGTCTGGCGACCCTGAGTGGTTCATCCGCTACATGTCTGGTCCCGATCCGGCCAAGCGCACAATGGTGCTGCTCAACGAAAAAAGGATGGCAGATGTCTGATGACCCGCAAGAACGTGTTGGCCGTGGGCAATGGTTCAGCCACGACGGGCCGATCTGGATTGACACGCTGGGCGATGAATACATTTTGAATTGCTACAAGACCTGCCTGCGCCACGACAACCCGAAGGCAGATGAACTGCTTGAAGAAATCCGAAACAGAAACATAGAATGGAGATTGGACACATGACTGGATACCAACAAACATTTGGCCCTGTGGTCATTGAGTGGGACGACGAGCCGGGAAAGCTGGTGGCCAAGTGCCAAAGCGGACGGTTCGACTGCAAGGGGCGCATCAACAACGTCTGCGTTTGGAACAAAGGCGAGGACGGCAAAGGGCGTCAGCTGCCTGCCGACATGATGACGCCGGACTGGTGCCAGTACAAGGCTGGCGCGCTGGACGATGCAGAGGGGATGAGGGGATGACCAGCATTGACCGAATGAGCGTTGAGCGTCTGGCTGAATACATATCGCCCGACGTGCGGAGAGTGATGCTAGCACAAGCCGACCGCATTGAGGAACTGGAGGCGAAGGCGGTGGAGGCTTTGATGCTTGCCGACGGCGAGTTGGACCCGGACTCAACTGTCAAGGAATACTTGACAGTTCAAACCGAGGGCCCCCGCCAGGTGAACCTGCACCCCTGCCTTGAGCGTCAGGTAAAGCTGGTGGTCAAGGCAGGGTGTCTATGGGCCGTTTGTTGTCTGCAAGAAGCTAAACGGTCGTGTGTATGTTTATCTAAGCAAAGAAAACATCACACCAAACGATTTTGCCCAAGCTGCTGCGTTGTTCGCGGCGCTGGCAATGACTTTGCCGCCCAAGTGGCTATGGTTTGCGATTATGCCGAAGAGCGCGGCGACTGGCTGCTTGAACAACATCGCGACCGGGAGGCGACAACATGAACTTGTTTCCGCCAGGATACGAAAATCACCAGCGCGCCGCACCAGACGAACCAGCCCGCTTTGCAGAATTGCGCACGGGCAAAATGGCAGATCCTACCCCGCCGCATGTGTCGCTAGGCGTGAGGGTTCTGACATACGCCTGCGCCGCCGCTATTGTTCTGGTAATCATCGCGTTTATTGACCTTGCCGCACGCCACTAGCAAAATAGGCGGCTGAAACAAAAAACCCCGCCGCCCATTTAAGGACGACGGGGCATTTTTTGGCCTGCGTGAGTTGCAATTTCATGGGTGATTCGGTATAAAAACGGGGCGGAGAGGTTACAGCCTCTGATCCGCCCCTACAGCGAAATGGAGTTCGCCGATGCCCAAGAAAATACGCCCAATCCGTGTAGATGGCAATGTTGCTTACGTGACTCTGACGAAGGGTCTTGAGGCTATAATTGACGCCAGTGACGTGCCAAAGATCGGAAAATTCAACTGGTGCGCGAGAACCGCCTCCAACACGATGTATGTTGCTAGAGGCGGCTGGGACCCAGACACAAAAACGACAAAGCAGGTTAGCCTTCATCGCCAGTTAATGAGAGCGCCGGACAACATGGACGTTGACCATATTAACGGCAACGGGCTGGATAATCGGATGTCAAACTTGCGCTTGGCAACAAAGTCTCAAAATAGGTTCAACCAACGGCCTTTGATTACAAATACGACCGGGTTTCGGGGCGTAACCAAAGATAATAAAAGAGTCATGTGGCGGGCGAAGATTGGTCTAGACGGAAAGACTATTAATCTCGGCAGGTTCGACAACCCAGAAGATGCTTACGCGGCCTATTGCGAAGCCAACGCTAAATTTCACGGCGAGTTCGGTAGGGTAGATTAGCGGCCCGGCCGCCTATCGGTGACGGGGCCATATTAAGCCGGCAGTGGGGCAAGGTTTATTGTCGGAGTGCGGCGGCGTCAAAAGTGGCGATAAGTATTCGACCCGTGCGGCGCATCTCTGACACGTCGTCACTGCCAAGGCTGGCCGCGTGGTTTGTCATCAGCGGTTCAAGAACCGTTGTCATCGCGCTGTCGTTTGCCACGACGCCGCAAGAACTCAAGATCGCCGCTGCCGTCAGGATTGCCAGTGTCCGCATTGGTCGCCCTTTCAATAGTATCTGCGCGGGATTGCGCCTCTTTGGCTGTCTTGCTGGATCTGCCAGTCATATACGCCGCAAAGATGCCCAGCAAAGACACAACGCAGCCGACAATAAAGGCGGTCACGTTGCGCCGCCGCGCAGCTTCGCATAGCGGGACGTTGCGAACGCAATGCCAGCGGCAGCCAGGCCGCCGATCACGTCGATCAATGTATCAACATTGAGGGTTATAACGTGGGACGCGGGGTCATAGGTGCCGCCAAGCCATGCCGCGACAGGTACGGCGAAGATATAGACGGACATTCGGATTGCTAGAAACATGGACTATCCTTTCAGGTTGCGGGATCGTATTCGTTCGCCAGCAGGCGCAACGCGGCATGGGCGGCGGCAAGTCTTTCCTCAGCCGCTAGTTCCGCCGCTTCAACGGGATGCACGTCAGGGCCGCGCGTCACCGCCGCTGTGGCGTCCATTAGCGCAGCGGCGCGCACGTCAGAAACGCGGCGGGTCCAGCCCTTGCTAAATGTTGACCACGTGGACAAGCGGCGAAGAAATGTCATGCGGTCATTGCACAGTTGATTGACGATCCAAGCCGGATCCATCGCGCGAACCTTGGCTAGTGTAATTGGCCCGATCTTGCCGTCGGGGGCGGCCCCGACAATTTCTTGCAGATAAGTTGCCGATCTGAACGGCCCGCTGTTGACTGCAAAGTCAAACGTGGCGTGGTCAACCCCGTCCGGCAGGTCGTCAGCTCTCACGGCGTCCCAATACTGAGCTTTGTAAACCGCAACCGCTTGGGCTTCGGTCAGCGCCTTGAGGTCTGCGACTGTGCCTTTGGCATTTGTGAAATTCCGGTAGGTGCCGATTGTAATGCCGCGATTAGTTGCCCCGCCTGGGTCGCGCGGATCATTTACATAACCGCCTTCATGGTGTAAGGTGCGGGGGATACATATTTCATGGCGTGAGGGCATAGATTGGGAACCTTTCTTGATAGGACTGGATGCAAATTCGGTCGCTTAACCGTGATCAGTCGGGATGATAGCTTTGAGCCAAAGCGGGGGGTCAGGGTTAAGTGGATTTGCCGCTGCGATTGCGGGTCTCAGATATCTGCAACGGGTCACGCGCTTCAGCGGGGGGACACGAGTTCCTGCGGATGCTTTCGGGCCGAATTAACTAGAGCAAGGATGCGCACACACGGGCAGAGCAAATCGCCCACATACAATACATGGCGGGCTATGCGGGAAAGGTGCGGATTAACAGGCGACCTTGGGTCTGCTGCATATGCTAAACAGGGTGTGATAGTTTGCGACGATTGGTCAAACAGCTTTGAAACATTTAAGTTGGACATGGGTGATCGTCCTAAGGGGAAAACGTTAGATAGAATTGACCCATTCAAAGGCTATTATCCGGAAAATTGCCGTTGGGCAAGCGCTTCAGTCCAAAGCGGCAATAAACGGAGCAACGTTTTATACCAAGGGCGACGGGCTTCGATTGCAGAAATTGCTAGATGCGAGGGTCTAAAACGCTCATCCCTTCAAAAGCGCATAAAGGTATATGGGGACACACCGGAACAGGCTGTTGCCCACCTTAAGGCGCTGTAACCGGAGGTGCTACGTTCATTTTTCTTGCCCATAATAAAATCGCCATGAGCGTTCACAATGCGCAGGACCAAACAGCGAAACCCACGCGGACCAGAACAGCGATGAATGGCGGCGTGAGTAGGCGCGGGCGCATAGTGATTGGTCTGCGTCACGAAAGCAAAGGCGATGTATCCTGCGAGATACAGTTGGGCGTGTCATACCCCGATACGGGCACGGCTTACCTCCCCTGCATCATGGTCCAGCACGATGCTAACCAGGCCGCGCCGCGCAGTGTAGGCGTTGGTGTAGGCGTGAACGTCTTTTGGTATAATTGTGCCGCAGGACTCAAATGCCATGCCGCCAACGTCCTTTCGAGTCTCATTATGCACATGCCCGGACAGCGCCAGCCTATGACGTGTGCGGCCCCATAGCTCCGGCCACTCAGATGCGGCGAATGTCACCAGCCGTTCAGGTTTGGCTCGGTCGCCGTGGTGCAACAGCACCATGTTCCGGCCAAACTCGTAGCAATAGAACTCGCCCGCGCTTGTGACGATTTCCACCCCCGGCGTGTCGCGGTAGTGTTCGGCCAGTGCTAGGGTCACGGCGTGGTGGGCTGTGATGTCGTGATTGCCCCTGCACCCGCGATAGATTACTAGCGGATACTTGGCCCGCAGCGCGTCGATCGCCCATCGCATAGCGGCAACGGCGCGGCGCAGGATCATGAAATAGCGCGTGTCTGCGTCAAGCTGGTGGCCTGACTGTGGCGTGACGTTGCGCTGGTCGTCAGTGTGCGTAAGATCCCCTAGCTGCGCCAGCACGGCGACACCAGCGGCGGGCGTAACGCTGACCAGCCGACCGAACGTTGCAGAAAACACGGCCCCGGCTTTCTTGCTGTCCCAATCAACGCCCGTTTCCTCTTCATCCGCCAGCATCCCCATATGTAAGTCTGCAACCGGGAATATTGCGCACAACTCTTTAGCCGCCGCAGGGGCAATGATTGTTGCAGCAGGGGCGCAATCTTCCAGCCCTTCCTTGAGCGCCGACACCATGTCGCCAGGGTCGTGCGCATCATCGGGCGCGCGCCAATATACGCTATCGCTTGTGCCGTCTGCGTTCTTGACCTTTCGCCAGCCAGCCTTGGCAATGCCGATATCTAGGCCGCTGTGCAAGATCGCCTCACGCTGCCCTTTCGGCGCTTCCTGCCACCTTGCCGCGCGCTCTAGGCGACTGCGCAGGCTCTTGCTGTCAATCCCCAGCGCCCTTGCCGCTGCCCGCTGCGATCCATGTTCTGCCACGGCGTCTATGGCCGCTTGCTGTTCTGCGGTGATCATGCAAGCTCCCCCGCCTTGAGCCGGGACACTGCCGCGCCGATCACGCCGTATAGCGTAATCAAGTCAGGGATGCGAACTCCAGAAATCTGCGTCTGCCCCATCAAAAGCGCAAGGCATAGGCTGTGCAGTTGCAACGGGTCGTCTGTCTCAAGAATGCAAATGCCGTCATTGTAAACCGCAAGCCCGCGCGTGTCCGTGGCTTCGTAGTGAATCATCCGTCAACCCCCGGCTTTTCCGCTGCAATGATGTTGCCAGCGTTGCCAGCAGAAACGACGCACGTCTGGCCGCCTGGTGCCGTTATCAGCGCCGTAAATGTGCCGCCGGGGCTGAACCAAAGCTCTAGCATGTTGCCGCCCTGATCTAGCCCGACAAACCGCTGTTGCTCTCGGAATTGATCGGCCAGAAACTTTGCCATTTCATCATGGGGCAAGCATGGCGCAATGGCAAATGCCGGGAACCCAAACGCAATAAACGCAACGGAAAGGAATAGTCGCATATCTAAGCACCTTTCATCTTTGCAAACGCGAACGCAATGCCAGCAGAAACAACTATCCAAAACACCCGTTCAACAAATCGTAGAGTCTGCCCGTTGCTACCCGCCTGCGTTTCTATTGCCAGCAGCCGCGCGCCCTGTGCCGATCGGTCCTTGTCGATTGCGTCCAGCCGGTTAAACAAAGTAACCATTCGTTCCTCAACCCGCGCCAGTGCGACAATGGCTTCGCCCATCTGGTCTAGTTTGGCTTCTATGCGCGCGAGTCTAGGATCTTCAGACATTAAAACAGCCTTCCGGTGTAAAGTCTCAATGCAATGACGCGTTTGCATTCATCAAAGGTTTTGCCCGTAGAATACAAAGACGATGACAAGGCGTTTGCGTATTTGTCCAGCTCGTTTGGTTCGTCGGTGAAGCCCGCTGCGTATGCTGAAGCCTCTGCCTTGAATCTAAACCATGCCGAGAAACGGTACAACGCCCCCGCCCCGCCATAAAGCCAATGTGGAAGGTCCTTCAAAAGACCGCGCTGTGATTTAGTTTATTCATGGGGTTTCCTTTCTAGTTATCATTACGCGGGGCTAAAAAATGACCCGCCGTCGAGCTTCAAGATACTCCACTTAATCGCCTGCGTTGATGCGTTTGTATTTGTGATTCTCAAGACACCGGACCCGTTGTCTGTGAACGTCATGTTTGTAGACCCCAAATCAATTATTTCTAAGGCCGTCCCATTTGACCAAACAATAGCAGCGGACCGCCACGCTGTTCCGCCCGTCGATTGCCGGGCTGTAGCGAGCCAGACGCCACCAGCCTCTAGGTCAGCCACGCCCTCCGTCCCGCCGTTTGCCAGCGTGCCGGTAGTGCCCGCGTCGGAGTAAAACACCTGCGCTCGAACACGATTTAGAGTTGAAGGAACAGTGTCATCATTCGTTATAGAGACTGCCTGCGTGGCGGGCGATTGCTGATTGAGATCGTTTAACTTTGTGCCTGTCCACGCAATATAGTTCGGGGCCATAATGTACACACGCTTTAGTCCAGCCTTTTTTTGGATCGCAATACCGCTTCCACCCTCGAAACGTGGGCCTAGAAGAACTGTATCATCAGCAGCACCATCAAGGTGACACGCAATAGCGCCGCCAAGGTCAGCGCCGATAACTCGCCAGCTTTCTGACTCTGAATAAAATCCTGATTGCGTCCCAAAGTAGAACCCGCCGTCAATCGTGCCGTGAGTGCTTTGAGCGCCGCCCGCAACATCATTCCGCACGCCAAATTTGCACGTTGAAACCCCGCAATTTATGAGGTGATTTGATGATCCAAATGCGTCCGAGCCAGTGCCTGAACTAGTAAAGTAGAACGCACCCTTATCAGACGTTGAAAAGTTGTAGACCAGCACATTGTTATATTCGCAATAACGACCGCCCAAGTTCCTAATTCCTGATGTATTAGCAGAAGCAATAGCGCTTCCATATGCGATGATCTCTAGGTCTTTAACTTGACAACCGAAAATCGGAACGCTGCCACCCTCGCCGCCTTTGACAATTGTAATTGCAGCGGTTGAACTGGTGCCGTTATATTTTATTCGCGTCGTGCTGTTATTTTCGTTTCGACGCCCAGACCCTAAGATCATGACCCCGCTTTCCGCGCAAATGATCCTGTTGTCCGCCAAATCAATTTCATACGCGCCCAAAAGCACCTTGCAGCGAATTGTCAAATCAAGGTCCGCAGTAAATACCTGATCCCCTTGGACGCCTAGCGCGTTAATTATACCACCGTCTGGGTCTGGCATTGCGTCATGTGCAGCCTGAATCTTCAGCCCCAAGTTCGCGCCGGGAAACGCCCTCACGTCATACCCGTTCTGCCCAAGGATATACTTTAGCTTTACACTGCCCGCCGTTGTAACCGTTTGGTCAGAAGCATCAGACGCAAGAACAATAAAACGAAAACCGCCCGCAGCGACGTATTGCCCCGCCGCGACGACCAGCTTTCCAGCGCCTGCGGAGTACGCAAGAACGTTATCCGCAAAAAGCAGGTCGGCTGTTCCATATGTTTTTAAGGGTCCAAGGTCTTCAAGCGCGGTTATGTCGTCTTCTAACGTCGCAAGGGCTGCAACTTTCGCGTCAAGATACCAGTTTGCAGCGTAGGTTGTTGTTGACGCACCATCCACAAGCGCGTCAATTCTTACGCCCTCCGCAAAAACTACGCTGTCAACGGTCCCTGCGTCCCCGTCTGAAACTTTAAAATAATCACCGTTTTGCACAGCGCCGCCCTGAACGCGGGCAGACGGAAACGATCCGCTTGACGCGTCCCACGGTCCTGCGAAGAATGCGCCTTCGCTGTGGGCAGAGTCTCCGGCAACTCGATTGGCTGCTTCGGCTGCAATTGCCGCGGTTGAGGCGTCAGACAATGGCAAGTCCGCAGGCAAAGTGATTGCAGAGTCCGTTAGGCTGAGAGCCGCCCGAGCCTCTGTGGGTGTTTTAAAGTCGGTCATTCCGAACTCCTTTTTATGTGATGACGCGCGTGACTGTGACGTCTGCGCTTGGTGTGCCGGACACGTTGATGGATCTGGCGACATACGCGTATGTTCCCGCGCCCGGCGCGTCTGTGAATGAAACCGCTGTGTTGCGCGGCTGGTAATATGTTTTAATTAGCACGCTGTCCCTAAGCACCTCAGTTTTCCAAAGGTTATCGCTGTCTGCCGTTGTGAGCGCAACAGCCGCCTGCCCCCCGGTTTGGTCGGTAACGGTAAAGTTAGTTGGGACGCCGGGCGTGTCCGTGTTTGCTGTGGCCGTAACGTCGTCAAACTTAACATAGGCAGACCGCCTGTTCCCGCTTGCCTCGTAATAAAGCCGCACGTCATAGTCAGACCCATCAGCGAGAGGTGCAATAGTTGCCTGCCTGCTGGTGGCGTCCATTTTCCATTCTGTAAAGTTGTCCGTTCCAGCAAGCGCGTACTCAAGTCGGGGGGCAAGCGCCACCGAAGGCCTTGCGTCCCAAGCCACGCCAATTCCTGCGGCATATGAACTTTGCGAAATACGCAGGCCAGCCCCAGACGCCGTTGCGTTTGTCGGGACTGGTATAACGTCACCCACATCAGGCGTAGGCAATGCCTGAGCAGTCCCGTCATTTGCGCTGTCACGCTCAACCGAAACAAAAGACGCAAGGTTTAAGGTCACGCCGCCGCCAGCGAAATCAAGGTCGAAACTCATCACCCGCCAGTAGACATCCGGCAACTCTGAAACGTCCGCGTCAAATTCAACATAACGCTCAAACATCGCCAGCCTGCCCGATGGTTTTAGCTTGACTTTTAGAGTGTAAGCAGGGTTGTCAATCTCGATTTGCCGCGATGCCAGATAGCGCCCCTGTGCGTGCGAAGGGCACATGTCATAGTTCATTTCTGGACCAATTGCGATTTGGCCGTTCGCCGTTTCGCGCGTCGCATCAATCCAAGGATCGCCGCCAGTTGTCTGGAAGCCTAAATCTGGGTCCGTGTATGTAAACGGCAGTTCCGTGTAACGGTTTACAGCTGTTGGCCCGCCGTCGAAGTCCTCAAGTGAAACGATCTGACTGCGCGATATTGAAACCGTTGGGGCTGTAAATTTTGGCGAGTAAATACCGATCTGGCCGTTTGGGAGTAGACCAATCTCTGCGCCGCTTGACGCTCGCATACGCTTGAGGCTGTTGCTTGCGTCTTCAGCTAAAGACACAACGCCGCTCAATCGGCACCTCGCCTCTGTGCCACCAGCTGCAAGCGTAAACGTTTCGTCAAACTCATTTGCCGCCGCCGAAAGAACTGTTGCGTCCACCGTCCCCGCTTGGTTCATACCGTCTGCGCGTTGAATGTAGTCCGCCATGATCAGCGCGGGGTTTTCCGTCCAGACCGTTGTGTCTGTGCGGGGGTCGTAAATTTTCAGCCCACGGCACACAACTTCAAGCGACGGTTCATTGCGCGGGTAAACGTCGCGGAATGTATCAGGGCCAACGCTTTCCGCAACCATCAGCGTTGAAAAGACGCCCCTTAGATCGTGCGTGTCGTCATAGTCCGGCCAAACTGTCGTAATCTCTGAATAGTGCGCTGAGTCCGTCGCGCCCAATCGGTTCTGTATGTTGAGTAGGTTTGTTGTGTCCACAACATATTGCTCCGTTGTAACCGCGCCTGTTCCTGCGTCGCGCGTAACGTCTTTGCTATCCACAATGTAAGTCTCAATCGCATCAATTGGACCTTCTGAGTGCGCAATGACGCGGTAGAATTTGCCGCCTCTGGAACGGAAGAACGTAACAGTGCCCCCCAGTCTGTTGCGCCCGTATGGCAGTAAGCGTGGTCCAGTTGATTGTTTTAAAACTAGCTTAATGTTTTGCGGTGTTGCCGATGCCGGTGTGGTTGCAAACAGCGCGTTTGACGCTGTTGAGAGCAACAGTGAACCGCCGATGCTTGTGGCGATGCCCAGACCAGTCAATCCGCCCGCGCCGGTAATTAAAGCCGCAGATCCGCCCGCAGCAAACAGGGTAGGCGCGACGAATGCAAGCAACTGTGGCATTTACAAAACCCACCTATCTAAAATGTAATACTGTGCAGGCGAAAGGTTTTTACCATCGCCCTTTACCCATAGTCTACCGCCAGACATCAGCCCGCAAATCACGCGCCCGTCGATTTTGGTAATCGCTACCCCGTCGCCATCGCCGCGCTCAAACGTGGCCATAACAGCCCGCGTAAGCGTCAGCATTCCGCCGTTACGTTGTACCAGCCGCCGACACCCGAAAGGCGTGTCATACGTCCCGCGATAAGCCGCGCAAGGGTCAACGCCGGTGACGGACGCCACCCATCCCGCAGCCCATAGGCCGCAATCGGTTTCCCCCCACTGCCACGGATCGTTGTAGGTGTCGCGGATGTAATCGGCAATCACCATTCCGTCCACTCAACCTCAGTATCGACAACCTCTGGCACAAACCGCAAACCATTGTCACCCGGATAACGACGCAACTGATCGCGATGGGTAAGGCGTCCAAAATTAGCCGCCCCGGCCCGGATTAGAACGCTTTCCACTGTCATGGATATAGATGCACCCGCCGCGCTAAACGATGCCGTTGGGCTGTCCATTGTTCCTGTGTGCAATGCCGTTGGGATGCCGACCGGAGTTGGCCTGCCCTGACTGTCCAACACGCTGTCAGACATAACCTGTTCCCACAATTTAGCAGACCGTCCGCGATATTCGGATTGGTTGCCTATCAATTGCGGGATGCGAAAAACCCCGGATGAACGCTCATCGCTGTCCAGAACTTCCCATGGGATGCCCAGCACGTATTCCATAGCAGGCGCAAGCGAGTTAGTGCCGCCGCTTACCGATCCAACCGAAACCAGATCGCCCATGCCCTGCCAAGTGTAGCCCCATTCGGGATCTGTAAACGGTATGTTTTCGTTGCTGGTGTAGATCGTGCCTGTCAGGAATTGAAACTCTGCAAGCAAAATAATGTGAACCGACTCTGATTTTAGCCGCGCCTCAACATCCGCCGCCGCTGCGCCCTGCCCCGCAAGATAGACGCTCATCGCTCAAACGCCTCGACAAGCGTGAGAATATAAGGTTCGCCCCATGCGCTGAATTGATGCGCCTGTGACGCCGCGCTATCGTCTGGCAGCCTAACGCGAATCGCTGGCGTAAGAACCTGCAGCGTCTGGCCTGACGCAATGGCCGTTCGCAATGGTGGGTTAAAACTCAGCGCCCCGTCGTTGTTGGCATGGACCCGGTAAAGAAAGTCATTGTGCGAGAAGTGGCAGCCAATCTCTATAGCCTTGCCGTCTGTGTCTGTGGTCTGCACTATCTTAGCGCCCGCCGCCGCGTCTGCGCTTGTTTCTGGATTTGGGTCACCGTCGAAAACGACCGCGTTGTCTGTGCCAGATTGAAACCCCATGTTGCCATTACCGTCAAAGAAAAACAGGTTTTCCGTCGCAGTCGGCAGCAATTGGTTAATGTTTGGAACCGTAACATTAAACGTATTGGCCGCGCCTTGAAGCTGATCAAGGAACGCCATATAAGCACCCCAACCTGCCCTTGCGCCCCATGCGTCAAGCACTTGATAACTGCACATCCAAGTGCGGTTTTCACGGCTGATGCGTTGCGTGCGACCGTCCAGACCCATGCTTCCCGATGTCGTGGTTGTCTTGAGTTCCCACTGGCCTAGTTGTCTAAGTGTAATGCTGCTCGGGACGGTAACTGTGGTCATGTTGGACGCCCCTGTGCGGTTGCAATTCGCTTATTGTTTTGTTGTATGCCAGCCGAGACGCCAATGCCAACCATTTCTACAATTTCCGCATTGCCCCGCGCACCGTTTACCGTGATGTTTATGACAGGGGCTTGTGAGGGCGACTGGCTGCGCGTGTGGTCTATGATCGTCTCTTTCGGGTGATTGAGCGCCAAGAAACCGCCTTGCCCATCTAGGCCGCCAGATCGAGCGCCATTGCCAGTGAACCCGCCGCCACTGAATGACGGAATGCTCCCAATCAGGCCCGACAGAACACCGCCAGATTGACCGCCTCCAATGCCCATAAACGACTGCCCCAATGACGTCAGCCCGGACGATAGCCACGACTGCGCCATGCGTGCGATTGCGTTCTGGAATACGTCGGCTAGGCTTTTCATACTTAAACCGGCTTGCGATAAATCCTCAATAAAAGGCTTTAACCCGCTGTCCGCCCATTCCGCGTCAGTTAGCTCCTGCCGTAGTTGCGCGACTTGTTTCGCTGCTTTCTCTGCGTCTGTCAGTGCTGGGGTCAACTTCTCAACTGAGCTTGCTGCGCCATACGCACCGACGTCTAAATCGTCAAGTTTTTTGGCAAATTCTGCTGCAGCAGCTTTAGCCGCAACGCTTGCGTCTGTAATTGCGTTTGTGCCAGACACAAGCACGGGAACAGTCATCGCAATTTCTTCAGAGGCGTTGTTTCTTTCAGACATTGCTTTAGCCAAAGCAGTTTCCGTCGCAATTAAATTCTGGTTTGCATTGCTTAGAAGCCGTTCTGACCCTAAAATTTCGCCGCGCCGTGACCTGCCGCCGCCGACAACAGCGTTAGCGTCATTTAGCATGGCCCGGCGCTTTTCAACTTCAGCTTTCGCAGCCTCATAGGCGCTGTCAGCCAACTTGACGTTATTATTTGCTAGCGCAATTACTGCGGCACTTGATTTTGGTTCTGCCACCGTTACTTCGTTCAGTGCCTTAGCAAGAGCCAGCGACCCCGCCTCTGCATCATATGAAGCTATTTCCATCTCACCCGCATTGTCGCGAAACAAAAAGAAAGCACTAGCTGCCGCGCCAAGCAGTCCAAACACAATTCCAATTGGGCCACCCAACGCAATCAACGCCAAGCGCGCGGCTTTAGTTGCAAGCGTAAATGCAGCGGTGGCTATGCTTGCCCCTGACAATGTTGCGCTAAAAATAACTAGCCGTGCAATCAAAGCGGGGATTTGACCAACGGCCAATCCTGCCAAAACAACCGCAAGTATTTTGCTGACGGCTACCAATGCTTCTCCGCTTCCCGCTACAAAAGATATTGAGCTAGCAAGAACTTCCGCAGCGGCGGCGGCCATTGGCAAAGAGTTTTCCGCAAGCCTTGTGAATGTGTTTGAGATAGATTGAAACGCATCGCCAAGCCTGTCAGCAGCCGAAGCGTCGATTGCGTCCATTGCAAGGGCTGCCGATCCTGCTTTGTCTTCCATGTCTACAAGAATATCGGCAAATTTGTCCCCTGCACCGGCAGAAAAAGCTAGAACTGCGCCAAGAGCTTCCACAGAGCCAAATAATTCAGCAATAACAGTTTCGCTGCCCCCAGTTTTGTCAATAACATCGTCAAGAAATCCAGAAAATCCTTTGGCTTTAATTGCCTGGGTGCTAAATTCAAGACCCAGAGCGCTTGCAGCTTTTGCAGCTCCGTCTGTTGGGGCAATAATTGACGACAAAATTGCGCGAAGTCCGGTTGTAGCTGAAGACGTAGAAAGGCCCTGAGTCGTTAGTGCCGCAATAGCAGCAGCCGTTTCATCAAACGACACACCAGACGCAGCAGCCATAGGAACAATTTGCCCAAGACTGGCAGAAAGTTCTCCAATAGTGGTTTTGCCAGCCTTCATAGCAACAAACAAAGAATCAGATGCTTCAGCTGCGGTAATTACATCCGATCCAAAGGCGTTTACAACAGTGCTTAGAGCGTCAACGCCGGTAGTCACATCGGTTACGCCGCCAATCGCAAGCATGTTGGCAGCTTGTAAAAGTTGGGTTGCCTCTGCCGCGTCTTTAGAACCCGCGCTAAATGCCTGATAAAATGCCCTGACTTGTTCCTCGTCTGAAGTTCCGTAAGCGTCGGCCAAATTTCTAGCTGAAGTTGCGACAAGATCAATTTCACCAGGAAGGCCAGAAAGAAGAGTATTGGTTTCAGCAAGAGCTAAGTTTAAAGAGTTGGCATCTCCAAAAGCTTGAAGCGCTGTTTGGATAGAGAAAAAACCAATAGCAAGCGCTGCAACCGCTTTTCCCGCTTCTAAGGCCAGATTACGAACTTGGCCTGTTGTGCTGCCGAAACCATCAAGGGACCTTGATGCTGTATCTGCGCTTTCACCCGCCTTTAAAAACTGACCGCTGGCGTTTTTCAATTTGCCTTCGGCTGCACCTGCAGCTTTTGTTGTGTCTGCTAGAGCCTTCTCGCCTTTTTTAAGGCCCGAGGTGTCAAGACCAATCACAAGGTTTGCAAAGTCTGCCATGTTTTAATCCTTGAAATGTTTGCGGCCCACCGGTCAGGGCGGTCCGTTTATTGTGCAGACTTGCGGTCGGCTGGCGGTATTGAAAACGGGCTTGTGCCTTCGTTCATGCCAGAGACAAACGCCTCTGACATTTTGCGCAAGAGCTTGGCCTCCCAAGGCTCAATGTCCGCCATTGTTAGCGATGCGTAGGCGGCAATATCCACCCAATCAAGCGCCAGAAAGCCGCCCATCGCCGCAGCCAATGCCCCGCAAACTCCGCCCAGCGGTGTCAAACTTGCCTCTTGCGGTTTCGGCATTTTTTCCGCTGACGTCAAAACACCTGCCAAGCGCGTCAATTGCTCTTTCAGCCTCGCCGCCAGCCCTAGTGACGCCATCAATGGCCTTTTCGGCCTGCTTCATCTGGCGTGTGTCTGCTGCTATAAAAAGCGTTGCAAAGTCAGTCATTGATCACTTGCTCAATTGGCGGAATTGCAAACACGCTTTCACCATCTCGCCGGGCTTTTACAAAGGCTTTCGACATTTGCATAATAGCACGAAATTCCCACGGGTCCGACAGGTTTTGCGTAGCCTGGGCATATGCCCAAACTTCAGACCATGATACAGGAATTTCCGCGCCCATGCCAGCCGTTGCGCTGGGTCCAACTTCAAAAAGCGCATCAAGCAAATACTGGCCTTCATTGACAGGCACCATAGGCACCTGCCGCTTTTGCGCGATCAGCTTTTCAACGCGGGTTTCGGTCCAGTGATCGGGCTTGCTATTAAGATGCCCGATCTGTGCCGCCGCAAGTTCAAGCTGACTTAGGCGTTTCCCAAAAAATTGGAACGCTTCGTGGCGTGATTAACGACCTGCTCAACAAACGAACGCTCGCCCTCAACGCCGTTGATTAGCTGCAAGTTTAGGAACCATTCTACGTCCGCTGGTGCCTTTGCAGGCTTGTCGCCGCGATTGATATTCTTAAACCCGATCACAAGCGGGATTGCTGTCTCAACAAGGCGCTGGTGCATATCCTCTAGGGATGCTTCGTCATCGCCGCTGTCTTTGCCGTCTTTTTTATCCTGCGCCATTTTCATTTTGCGGATTTTGGCAAGCGCTGCCTGCGCCTCACGGCTTTCAGTTCCACGAACAACCACGATGCAAGGCTTGTCGCCGTCAAAGATTGGCTCTGCCGTTGCTGGGTTTTGCAGGTGAAGGTCGCGGCCCTGTTCTGCGGCTGCGCGGCTGTCAAATTTGGTGAAGTCCATTTGTCTATCCTATGTGGCTTGTGTGGCTTAATGGGCAGGGACGACAAGCCACAAGCCGCCCCTGCCCTACTGTCGCTCGACAGATTACGCTGTGACGCTTCCGCGAACAACTGCGCTGTTGCCACGAATCACAAAGGTTTCGCCCTTGTATTCAGAAGACGAACGCGCCCGGTCGCGGACGTTTGCGACAACGCCCATAAAGAACGCCAACTTGCCGTCAGCGTCTTCGATCTTGAACGACTGCGCGGTGTTGGTGCCAGCGGATGCACGGACTAGAATCTGGCCCGCGTCATCACTGATAAAGCCGTAGCTGACAGCAATTTCGCCCAGATCAGACGAACCGTTCACATGCTCAACGCGCCCGATCAACGTATCAATTGTGATGTCGTTTTGCGTGTCACCGACTTCGCCAACATCGACGATGCCTTTGATTTCGACGTGAGTCTGTGCTTTGTATCCGGTCTCATCAAAAGTTGCAGGAGAACCCGCGACCATTGAGACCTTCGAGCCAATATACGACGTGCTCATTTCTTTGCCCTTTCGGCTGTGTGGCCTTGGCCACGGTTAAGTTTTGCGCCTGCTTTCGGCCATCGGCCAGCCCAGCAAGCAAGGCACTCATGCAGAGGCTTCGTATTCCGCGCGCACCGGAACGCGCCAATCTGACCCGTCTTTAAAGCCCTGCAAAACTGAAGGCGGATGGATGATAACAACCACCCCACCGCCAGAAACATTTAGGCGCAAGCCCATTGGATAGCGTGCCGCCTGCGGTTTGTCCGTCACTGCGTCATTTGTAATTCTTGGTGTGTATTACTTTTTCACGATAGGCTCCGATACTCTATGTAAATGGGTGTTTCCCAACGCTGCTCCTGTTCGCGACCGCTGCGAATGTTGGTGCCAACGATTGTGACCTTTGTCCCGTTGGCTTCCAGAATTTGCGCACGCGTGAAATAATCAGAAATTGCACCGGCCTGCTTGCGGGTGACAATGTCGTAACCGTCCAGCGTAGAAACCAAGTTAACAATCAAAAAGCCTTGGCGCGTGTAAACTTGATCCGACAAGCCCAGCGGCACGTTATCGTTTCGCAAGTGCTGTATGGTCAGGTGTTCGCCTGCGGGCGTTTTTCCGCCCTTGCGTGGCCATATCGCCGTGTAACCAAGCCCGGCAATCATAACCTCGGCCTGCACATTTAGCGCCTGCGTGATATTGCTGTCGATGTCACTCATTGCCTGCGAATCTCCAAACCAATTTGCTTAACAACCGCCGAAAACTCTTGAACAGTTAGCGTAACCATGCCTTGTGGGGCTTGCCGGGAAAATCCGCCAACAGTTTTTGGCCCTTCGCCATAACCGCCCTCTTCAAGCCTGCGGATGTACGGCAGATTGTTGGCAAGATAAATTGTGTCACCCGCCTTAAAACCTGCGCTTTTTGCCGTTGCTTGGGATACTGTGGCTTTGCCGCTTTTGTCGTCAATTTCGACCGTACCAGCCGCAGGCGTTCCGATGGAAACTTGCCAATTTGAACGCGCCCGCCCGGTGTCAACCGGCGTTTTGTAAATTATGCGCGCGAATAGCTCCAAAGCAACTTTGCGGACAATCTGGTCCATCTTGTCAGCCGTCTTGCGCTGAAACTTGTTTATGTCGTCCTCAAAACTACCCACTTAAATTTATCCTCTGCACACCATGTCATAAAGCGCGGTCTGCCCACCCGATGCCACGCGGCCAAGAATTTTGATTGTCAGTGTGCCACGGTCGCAAATTACTTTGTCGTTAAGCGTGACCTCGATTGATGCAGGCTCTACAATTACTTGGAAGTCACCGGCTCGGATGTTGGTGCCGTCTATGCGCCGCTCGGCAATCTCAAAGACCGCCATGCGCACAGACACCGGCGCAGGTGTAACGCCCGCAGTGCCGCCTGTTGGGTCTGAAGGCCCGCCGCCAGATGCCTGTGGCGTCGGCTGCTGAATGGTCCCTGTCTGGATTGCGTCAGGTTGTTTAGCTGCCAGCTTGGCAAACGCCGCTGTGACTTGGCTTGCAATGGTAGCCATTAGCCGCGCCTCATGCTGACCATGCCGGGACCGCCCCGGATGTACCCAAGCAGCAAGCCATCAACTGCAACAATGCGGGGCTTGCCAGTCGGCAATGTCTCGCTGTCAATTGTGATTGGACCGACCTTGATGCTTTCGCTTGTGCTGCTGTTTACAATCGTTGCAAACGGCTCGATGCCGCCCTGCAAAATGTATGCCACTTCAAACTGCGCATAAATAATCTTTTGGGGAATTGAGTCAGGGTTTACCGGCCAGTCGTTTACAAGGTCATTAACCAAGCGCGGCCATGCTAGTTGCTGAAACTGGTATTGCTGCGAGCCGATAAACATATACTTGCGATCAAGAAATTTTGCCGCCTTGCGCAAGTTTATTTCGTTCGACGCTTCTGTCGCTTCTAAAGTAAAGCCCTGATCAATTGCATAGGAATCATAACCCGCAAGCGTGCCGTAGCTGTCAGCGGTCACGCCGCCGATGGTGGTATCAAGTGCCATTGCAGCGCCCCTTGTTTGTCAGAATAACCTTTGTGAAGGGGCGAACCGAAGCCCGCCCCTCTGCAAAAATTAGCCTTGCAGCGTGGCGACAAAATCGCCTTTCCAGACCTTCGCACCGTAGAAAGTGGTGATGTCCAGCATCGACTTGCCGTAGCCTTTGTACATCGCCATTTCATAGACCAGACCAGAAAACGGGTCTTGCACGGTCAGCCGGTCAGCAGCCATGTCGCCGCCTTGTGGCATGGCAGGCGGACGCACAACAAGCTCAGCCGCAGCGCGGTGAAACGCGAAGTTGCCGACGTAGCTGCTGCCGACTGTGATTGCGTTGTTGTCGGGAATCGCAACGCGAATGCCGGGGCCTTGAATCGTCAAGTTGCCAGCCGAGCCGACTAAGCCAATGGCAACGACATACTTGTTTGCAGAGTCAGCTGCAAAAGTAATAACATCGCCAGCTTTGTAGCCGGTTGCGCCTGCGGTCACGGTGTCAACCGCAATAGTGGTATCGCCAACTGCCAACGCGCCGTTGGTTAGACCATTTGTGGCTGTGCCTTTGACGTGCGACACGATGCCGTTGCTTTCCTTCAGCATCAGGCCCTGCAAGTTCAGCAATTCGCCGCGACGTAGCAGGTCTTCACCGCCAGCCTCGTTTACCTTCTGCAGCTGGGCCAGGTTGCGCAGCTTGGTGCCGGCGGCTGTGTTGATCGCCAGAGTCGCTTGGCCGTCCAGCGGCATTCCGTTGTCCACAAGAATCTGGCGCGCCTCGGCAATCACGTCAAAGTTAGTGCCAAATGGAGTCGTGCCAGCGGTGCCAACTGCGCGCGATGCGCCTTGATACAGTGTTAGCGCAGCGTAGTTTTCGATCTTGTTAGTGATACCGCGCATTGCCTGCGCGATCTGGTCGCCGTAGATGGTCTCGTACCCTGCGCCGTTGTTCAGTTTCAAAATGTCTTCGCCGGTGTACGGGATCTTGACGTTGGCCACCTTGTCGATTGTTGCGGTCTTGTTATCAATGGTCTGGTCGTCGCCTTCTGGAATGGTCATCGACGGGGTGTAAGATTCGTTGACCAGCGAAGCCCGCGTAAACGCAGACCGCACAACGCCGCCGAACGCAACGCGCTCAGTGCCAGCGTTTACGGTCATGGAGGGAATCACGCCGACCAGTTCGCGACCGACGATGTCGGCGGCCTTGTAGATGTCTGCTGCGAGGTTGTCAAAAACGTTTGCCATGTTCAGTTAGTCCTTTTGTGGGGGTCAGCCTTGAATGCCGCCGCCTGATTTTGAGTGATTAGCACGCTCGCTTTGCGACATTGCGTCGAACTGCGCTCGCGTTACCGTTGGCTTGTCAGGCGTCCCGCCAGTCGATGCCGGTGGCTTCCCGCCGCCGCCTTTGAATGCGGCCAAGACAAAATCAGAATTGTCATCGTCCGCCGCAAGTTCCTTTGCCAGATCGGCCAAGGTCGCACCATGATCGGCACCGCTGCCAATCATGGGCTTTCCGTCCGAGGTCATGATCTTTGCAGAACCGTCCTCGTGAAACTGTATGCGGTCCATGTTGAATTGAGCCATTTTGTCAATCACGCTAGGCTTAAACCCGGCTTTCGCGAGTTCCGCTTTGAGGTCAGACGACGCGCCGCGCTGCATCATCTTGCTAATGCGGTCATTTGCGCCGGTCAGCTTGCCTTCGTAGTCAGCCGCCATGGCGTCGAGCTTGGCTTGCGCGTCATCCGCGCCCTTGCCGCTGCCCTTCGCCTTGTCGGTTAGCTCGGCGATCTTGGCGTCAATCTCCGCAGGGGTGCCGTACTTGCTGTAGGCCGCTGCGTTGCCGCGCTCCTTAGATAGAGCCGTCTTGAGGCCCGCAACGTCTTCCGGTGCGGCCAGTGCGCCTAGATCAAGGTGGCCGTCTGCTACGTGGCCCTGCAGCCACTCAGGCAATGTGGTGGCGTCTGATACTTCAATTTTCATGGTCTCAGCTTCCCGCTGTTGTGGTTCGCATCCCGCGAACGTAGGAAAACCCCGCCGAAGCAGGGTTTAAGGTCGTGTGGTTAGTTGGGTGGGTTAGGCGCTCATAGCCTTGCCCTCAATTCTTCAAGCGTCAATTCCCGGCCATTGCCGTCTACCAAGTCGCGAAACTTGATCTTGCCATCGCGCCAGAGTTGCGCGCGTCCTACGCCCAACTTGTCGTTTTGCTCTGCTACGTCGCGCCGTGATAGCCAGCCCTCAAACGTCGTGTCGGCTGCTACCTGCCCATCCATGCCTGCCCGCGTGGATGCTGGCACTTCGTCAATGTCGAACCCTAGCTCTCGGAAAGACTTGAGCACCGGGACCGACGTGCTTCGACATCCCCAGTGCAGATTTCCAGGACCGCCGCCCCATGGGATATCATGCTCAATCGGCTTGTGCGTATCAACTGTGTATGTCAGCCCGTCGCGGACGGCGCAAAGCACTGTGGTTCGTAAATCAATTGTTGATACCCACTGCAACGATTTGATGATGTCTTCGTTGCCCTCGTAAAGCGATTGCCGCGACTTCTGCGACACGGCCTGCGTTGCCGACCTCACAAGGCTTTCGGCATTGCGCCGGGAAATCTCCATAAACCCCTGAACGGGTGATCCGTTCTGCGTCCCGCCGCGAACAGCGCGGATTAATGAGGCGTTTGTCTGCCCCTCAGCAATGCCCAGCCGCATAGCGTCCGTAAAGCGTTGCAGCGTGTCGCCAGCCTGCCGGGATAGCCAGTCCGATACCGGCGCACCCTCGATCAGCACGCCGTCAACAATCGCCGCAAGTTGCCCGCGCGTGATTGACGTTGTGATAAAGTCAACTCCCAGCGCCTTGTTGATTGACGATCCCGCAAACGTGGTTTCAACGTCTGCCAGTTCACGCAGTTCACCGATCAGTCGTGTGCTTTCCCCGCGATAAGCTGCGCGAATAGTTTCCTTGACCTGGCTCAACAGCTTTTCCAGCCGCGCCGCTTGCCGAGATGGGGCCGCAATGCCCGTTGGGTCAATCTTGGCAAGCTGCGCCACGATGTCGCCCTCAAGTTCTTTGAGAAACCGCGCTGCATCCCGCAACTGACTAGCAGTCAGCCGTTGCAGGTCCAGCGCGCGGCCCGTGATAGAGTCAAGGATTTCATCGTTTACGCTGGCCATTGGGTCACTTCTTTGGCTTGGGTTTACGCTTTGTCGGTGTCTTTGTGCCGTATGCCATTTATGCCTCCAATCCAAGTGGGTTGCCTACAATCATCGGGGACGCCGACGCAATGCGGTCAGCCTCGTCTTGCGGGTTCAGGTCGCTGGCAACCATGCCGCGTCGTGCAAGCTCGCGCAGGAACGTTTCGCGGCTCATGTTGCCCGACTGAACAGCCTGCAACAGAACCGCCATCTCTTGCGCAGACATCATGCCGGATGCGAATTCCTTGTTGACTGTCACGGTCGGCGTTACGTCATCGCGGCCAGCGTATTGCAGCATATAGATCATCGCCTGTTCTAGCGCGTCTTGCAGGGAATCAGCCGTCATAGATAGCTGCGACGTCTCTTTTTCGGCATCAAGCGCGGCCCCAGTGGCGCTTTCGGACGACACGCGAGCGACAGTCAGTTGCAGGCCCAGCGTTTCCATTTGAAATTCAAGGTCTTTAAGATCTTGCCGGCCGGCGTCAATCGCGCGACCCGAATGTTCAACCCACTTTAGGTCAGCCGCCGGGTCATTTGCCGTGGTCATCTGTCCAACGCTGATCGTGATTGGCTCGTCGTCTTGGCGGCCCGAACCGAACAGGATCGGCACCCGCGCGAAGTGCAGCACGTTGCGCTGGTCAGATTGAGACTGCCAATGCGCGATGTTGCAATCGGCCAAGTCGTCGAGCATAGGTTCGCCCGTGAAGAACCCGGTGCGGTTGGCATAAAACGGCACGAGCGTAATGTCATCCATGTCGCTGATAGTCGGCTCTGCGAAAAGCACATATTCGCCATGGCCGCCTTCGCGCTTGCGATAAAGCCGGGTCATAACGCCGCCAGCTTCCATCCGGTCCAGCACGCGAACCTGGTCTATTTCGACGCTTTTGAATTCGTCCTTGGGATCTTGCTCAGTGACGGACTCAATCAGCCGCAGCTGCGCCAGAACTGTGACGTTGCTGACAAGCTCTGTGCGCCAGCCTAGCACGTCCTCAACGCGAATGTGCGACAGGTACGGGCGCAGGCCCATAGACGCCACAGCGGCCCGCGTTACCTGCTCAGGCCGCGCCGGTGCGTCAACTAGGATATAAGCAATGCCAGCAGACAAGCCGTCCTGAAACACGTCGCGCGCAAACGTGGATAAATCCCGTCCGGCAAGGTCAATATTCTTGGCCCATTCTGCAATGTCGTCTGGCGTTTCCTCGGCAAGCTCAACTGGCTTGCGAAAGACCCGGCCAGTCATGTCGCGGATTGCTTTTTTGTAGCCGTTAAACAGCCACGACATAGCCAAGCGCTCGTCGTATGTCTCTTGCGATTCAGCCGTGAACTTTGGCAGGTAAGTTGTGCTTTTGCGGCGCATGCCCTGCGTGCCGCCCATCAAAGCGCGACCACGGGCGGAAGCTTCCACCATCTGTGCGACAGCTTTTGATCTTGCGGCGACTGCGGTCATAAACGTAAACTCCGAGATTCAAATGTGGGCTTCACGACGGGCATTTCATACGCTAGCGGATATCCTGCTGCGTCACAGTTTGAAACAATGACGCCTCCCAGATCAAAGCACCCGTGTTCGGGAACCGTGATGCAGTAGACATCACACAGGTCTGATTCGGCTACTTGAGCAACTGCGACCGCAGTATTGATTGGGCTTGTACTTGTTGACGCTGAAGCCCGCCCCGCAATTCGCGCAATGCCTGATTTCATCATCAACACCAGAGCGCCTGCGGGCTGCAGAACTGCAATTGCGACTGCAGAAAACTGCAGTTTTGGTCTTGTTGCTTTTGAACCTATCGCCGCAATTTGCACAAGTATGGTCTTTAGTTTTAGCATGCAGCGCTTCAGATGTCCGCTGATAGTGGGCCTTGTGCCAGTCAGCCCCAGCATCGCTTCCATGCCACCGTTTTGCCCCCTCAAGGGCTTCCAGTGGCATTGGCCGACCATGCCCAAGGTGGTGGAGCGACATATGCTCTGACGCAGATATAAGCTGAAGGTTCCCAGATGCATTGTTTGCCCTATCGTGGTCAACATGGTGAATATGCCACCCTTTGCCAACTGGGATAGGCCCGTTATGGTATTCCCAAACATCCCTGTGAAGCCGGTCTCCGTCCAATTGGAAATACCTGCCGCAAAGGTAGTATTTTCTTTGATTGAATTCCTGCTGGGTTTTGCTAATAATGACGGGCTGCATAGGTTATCTCCAACGATTAATGCGTCGGCTCTAACCCATCCATGTGTAGAAAGGATTTTGTGATCCGGCGTCACTCGGAAACTGTACCCGTTTGATAGCGTAACCGCAAGAGTCCTTTGCTGAATGCCCTTAACGCCGCCCAGTTTATACTGGACCGGCATTCCGTGCGACCCTGCGACAATACCGCTTTCAGGCAGGCAATCAAACCTTGTCCAACGGCCATTTGCGAAAACCTTTGTGTCGCCAGAAAAACATTGATGGTCAAGGCCCGTCTTCTTATCAGGCTCGCCGTTATCGTCGTATGCCTGCTGCTCAAGGCAACGGGCAGTTTCGGGGCAGGTATCGGGATTGACAAACACGCGCTTGTTTTGGAACGCCATGTTCACGGCTAGGATCCGGTCCTTAACGCGGGGGTTTGACGGCTTGGCGCGGATTGTAAAGCCTGCGCCGCGTAACAACCCGATGTCAGAGATTGATGCGCCCTTGCTGCTGGCGTTAGCGCCGCTGGCGTCGGGATAGATCGTAACGTGGTGCCCTGCCCAGCGGTCCTTGATCGTGTCAATCATCGCCGGGGTGTCTTGCCCGCCCTTGATTTCGTCAACGCAGTGCCAATCGTTTTCGCGCAGGACGTAAGCGCAAGCGGCCATGTTGCCGACGTTAAAATCCATCCCCAGCTTGATAGGCTCGCCAGGTCGTAGCGTTTCGCGGCTGCGGTTTACTTCGCGGTCGTATGACGTGTAAACGCTGCCCGATGTTAAGTTGACAAATTCGCCATCCAAGTATGCGCTAATTAGTTCGTCGGGGTAGGTGTCCAAAAGCGATTGGATAAAATCAGGCGGCAAGTGCTTGTTGTCTTGGGTTCTAGCCCTTAGCAAACGCCTGCCTTCGCCTGCGTCTTTTACAAAAATTCGGTGCATCGCTTTAAAGCCTTCCGGCGTTGATACGATGACCATTTGCCGAACATTGCCAGCCCGCAAGCGGCCCATTAGCTTTTCGAATGCTGAATATGCAAGGGCTGCCTTGGCCGTGTCAAATTCGTCCAAGATCACCCACGCGGCGTTTACGCCGATTAAGCGGTCGTAACGCTCCATGCTCTTGCAGATGATGCGTGTCTGCTTGCCGGAAACGGTGCAGTAGAAAATAACCTCTGACTTATTAAAGTGAAACGGGATACCAAATTCTTTGAGCGCGGCTTCAACTTCCGGAATCAGGATTTGCGTCAATAACGGAAAGTTGGGCTCAGTTATAATCCCGTCAGACCCAGGGTTCAACAACGCCAAGGTGCACGCCTTGCGAGCAACTGCGTATGTCTTTCCGCCTCCGTAGCCGCTCACAAGCCCAAGGATGCGCGTTGTGGTGTCCTCGATCAGGTCAAACTGGTGTGGCAGCAGGGCTATTGTTCTGGTGCTTGCAGTTGTCAAAATGCCACCGTTTCATGTGTGAGACACTACCTAATTTTGCCGCTATTAATCGCGCTTGATCACAACTGTTATGTGTCCAGCGTCCGGTGCGGTGTCTCCGTTAAACATGCCAAGGTGCTTGCCAAGTAGCTCAGCGCCCTTGTAAAAGCCCATCACATTGTCAGTCGATCGCGAAAGGCCAATCGCCTCTGTGATAATGCCCAAGACATAATCTTGCGTTATCTCAGTGCGTAACGATCTTTCCGACTGCGCAGCGGCTATTGCTTCGGCTATGTAGGGTTTTGATAGGTTTTCGCACCCAACGAATCTTGCGGTCTTTGCGCTGTATCCAGCACGAATTGCGGCCTGTGTCGCGTTCAGGTCAACTAGGTATTCTTCAACAAACCTTGCTTGCTTTGGCGTCATGGCCATCAGGCGTCCCGCCTTTGCTATCGTTAAGGCATCCCGCCTGTCGGTTGGCATAATAGCTTACGCACGGTGCCTGCCTGCGAATTAACGCGACACCGTGACAATTGCGGCTGGGTAATCCCTGCCCGCGAATGCGGCGATAATACCACAAGCGGACAGGGCGCGCAAGCGGGTCATAACGTTCAAGTAATCTCCACCCGAACGATGTCGCAGCGAAAGCAAAGGATTGGTGTGTAACTAAGGGTTGATGCTGCAATCTGGCCAACCTGCTCGGCGGAAACCGACACGCCAAGCCCATTTTGGGAAGCCCCTCGTATTGCTTTGTTCAGATCGTCAACCGCTTGATTGATTTTGTCTGCGTGCTCTTGGTCTGTCATTCTGTGATTCCTTGTTTTGCCTTCGGTCGCCCCAGTGGCAAGGCCTTGGCGGCTGCGGCGTCTACGTCAGCGGCGTATGCCTCGACCTGGGCGGCTACCTTTGCAGCGTATGCCACTGGCACCCACCCCGTAGGTAGCGCTTTAAACCCTGCGGCCTCTAGGCGGCGCTTGCGGCGGTTGCGCTCTGCTGCGGTCATGCTGCCTCCTTTTCTGCGCGCGCCTTGCGGATGCGGTTCATCATGCGCTTGTATTCCATGATGCGCTTTGCAGACTCAATAACAGTCAACGTGTAGTCCGTCGCTCCTGGAGTTTTGTCCTTGATTATGACCATGTTTACTGCGTTGTCAGTGTAGAATGTTGAGCCTGAGTGAAAAGATGCGATAAGATTTTGCGCTGCGGTCATTGTCATTCTCCGGTGTGTGCTTCGTTGCTATGCACTATTCATAGCGTGACGCGAAACGCCTTGCAAGCGTTAAATCACACGCGAAACGAATTAATCTGCACCCTCTACGTCAAACGCGTCAAACACGACCGGCATTCCCCGATCCGTCCTTGCCGCAACCCGGTTAGCATTAACCATCCGCTCGAACGTCACCAGCATATCCTTGAGCGGCCCGCCAATCGCCCGCAGGCGCTGCCCCTCGTTGTATTGCGTGACCTCATCGCGGCTGGCGCTGTTAATGCGCTGAGCGGCCTTATACGCGCTGTCAGCGTCATCCATGAACCCTTGCAGGCCAAGAACGCCATCGCCGCCGATCAGATCGCGCTTAGGCACGGCCATGAGCGTGCTGGACAGGTGATCAATCTGCGTGGCCGCAAAGTAGTTGTGATCGTCTAGGTCCATTACGATGTAATTCGGCAGGGCTGGCACGTCAAACGCGGTCCAATCCCGATCGCCCGAAAGTCGCTTAAACTCCATCCGCTTGCCGCACCATGCGGTTACACCTATTCGGCGCAGTTCCTCGACAACCCAGAACTGCTTGCGGATCCAGTTGACCCGCACGGGCTTGCCTTCTTCCTTCGCGACGGGTGCATGCGTGTCGCGGCATTGCCCGCCTGCAACGTAGCCTAAATATTTGGTCATGCGTCGTCTCCTTGGCTGCTGTGCGCCTTGCTGGGGATAATGCGGCGAATTTCAACAGGCACCCCGGCTGCTGTTGCCGCGTCTATTCCATATTGCATCCCGCGAGATATTCCTTGATCTGCATAAACCACAGAACCTTCGGCGACAGATAGCCATGCTAGGCCCGCGTCTATTCCCAATGCGCGTTCGGTTGGGATGTCGTCGTTTAGAATTGCAGGCTGCGTGTAAAGTAGGTGTGATGCAATCGGCGCTTCCCCGCGCAACAGGCTGTCGCGGACGCAAAGTCTAGCATAGTCAACATTCGCCTCAACATTGCCCGCATAGGGGCTTTCTAAAATTACCAGCCTCATGCTCTGTCTCCGTTATTCCAAGGCGTCCAAGCGACGTCTATCGCGTCCAGCACCCCAAGCGCTATGGCAGCTTGTCGCAATGCTAGCGGCGTATGTTCACGGCACAGTGCGGCGTTGGCGATCAACAGCGGGATGTCGGCGGGCTGGCCTTGCAGCCATTCCGGCAAGGTGGTGGCGCGGCGTGTGTCAGTCACCCCAAATCCTCCATTGCGATCAGCGCGGACAGGATCGCCAGTAGCCACGCGCGCCTTCGCGGCGTCTACGTCGTCCGGCATGCACCACCCTGCGACGTGTACGTATCCCGCCTTGACCATCTTGCGTTGATGCTGGCGCTTCTGCGCGCGGGTTGTCTTGTCAGTCATTGCTGTCCCCTTGTCATATAGGCGACCATGCGCCGTGTTGCTTCGATGTGGCCGTGATCCGGCCCGTATGCTGCGCGCCATGCTTTAGGCTCTCGATGGATCGCAATCTTGCTGGTGTCAAAGTTGCCTTGGTGGCATCCATCGCAGAGTGGAATGCAATCCGAGTCTGGCGTTTTTCGGTTGCCACCACGATCCATGATGCAGTGGTGCGCCGTGGTCGTGGATAGCTGCGTTAGCCCGTAGGTATCGCAGATGATGCATGGCAGTGACCGGACTTGGCCCATGTATGCCAGATCCGCCTGCCCCTGCGCGCTTGCCCGCTTTGCCGTGCGCTTTGCGGACACCTGGCGCATCGCCTTTGGCTTGCTGGTGAACCCGGTGCGGTTCATCGCGCCTCTCTTTCCTTTTGCTCTGACCATGCAATGCTGTGCCGGTCGCCGTACTCCTGTATGACCGTTATCAGATCAGCCATATGTTTGACCGATAGTCTGCTTGATTTAAACCCGACAGGAAAAGGCCCGCTGCCGTCCAGACCTTCTGCAAACTGGCACTGGTGGCCCAGCGATTGCATGAAGGCACATTTCCAAGTTTCAGGCACCCACTTGCGGCCTTCGGGCTTGGCGCGTGACACATCGGACAGCAGCACCCACATCAGCGCGTTTTGGTCTGCGTTGCGCGTTTCAGGCTTGATCGTTATAATTGCCCTATCCGGTGCCTTGCCGATCATGTCGCAAGCTAGACGGCGCTGGGCGTCACCAATAAGTCGTATTGTATGGCCGCTCATTTTAGCGTTTCCTTGCGCCGGTCCTTGGCTGCGATAACCTCCGGCAGGTGCTTGTATGTCACGCCGATATTAGTTTCCCAATATCGGCGCAGTTCTTCTGATGTGTCGCAGGCATAAATGCGACTTAATACGCGGGTTATCCCTGTTTGCGTGGTCATTAAAACGCTTCCTTAGCCGTCCACGAACGCACAACCGCGTCAGGAATATCCTTGTGATTGCGCGCAGCATAGGCCTCTGCAAACGCGGCCATAGCAGGCTTGTCGTTTGTCGCAATCCAGTTCACCAACGCCCGCATGTCTGCGATGTCGTGATAATGGACAGTTCGCATCCCCTTCACGGTGTCCTTTTGCGCGGCGCTGGCCGTCTTGCGGGCCTCCATTGCCGCCGCTTGCGCTTGTGCCGCCTCGCGCTGGGCTTCGATGTTCGCCGTGTCCGCTGCTGCAGCCTTTGCGTTGGCTTCGCGTTCAGCATCTTGCGCCGCCTGCCATGCCGCCTTGCGTTCCGCTTCCTTTTCCGCCGCCAGTTTGGCCTTAAATGGCGCAACCGCAGCGACAAGCGTTCCTTGCAGCAGGTCAGCGTCGTCTGTGTAAACCTTGACTGCGGCAACCTCAGATTTCCACGCCTTGTGAAGCGGGTCGGTTCGCTCTTTTGCCGCCTTAGTCAGATCGGCGCGGTATGTTTTGAACCCCTTGATAAGTTCATCAACCGCGTTCATCTGCGCTTCGTCCGTAACGCTTTCGCCGTCGGACCAGTTCTGCGCCTCGCTGATTATGTCATCATATTGCGCTGTCACAATTTCGATTGGATCGGGCGGGCTGTTTCCGCCAATCACTGCGCGGGTGTTTGTATCGGTCATTTTGCCGCCTTCGTTTCAAGTCTCTTAATATCTTCTTTCAATGCTAAGATTAGTTTGCGCTGTTCAATTACCTTTTTGTTCATTGATATGTTGTGCAGTTGGTAACTTTCCTTAAACGCCTGCGCGCTTTTTAATTTCAAGTTTAAATTTGCAAGGGCTGCGTTAAGACTTTCTACTGTGTCGGTCACTGATTTTCCCCTACGCCAGTCGCATCAATCTTTGCAAGAAGCGCAATCTCAGCCTTGCGAGCGTCCTTGGCGTTCATAACCGCCTGCGATGCCTGCACGTCCTTTGGAACGTTTGTCCATATCCGCTTGAGGTCGTCGAGGTCGTCAGCGCCAAACAACATGGCCGTCGCCTCTGCCACTGCGCCTGCATCCGGCTCTTTATGGGCTTGCTGGCGAGGCGGTGACTTTGCAGCTGCATTGCCGTCGTCATCCTCTGGCGCAATGCCTGACATGCTCATAAGCCCATATCGGCGCGCGTATGTAACTGCCGAGCCATAACCCTGCATGTCGTTTTTTTGCACGATCAGCGGAACACGGCATTTCAGGACTTCGCCGCTAGGGCCGTGAATTAGCATGGTCTCAACGTATCGGCCCGTTTCATCTTCGCCCGTTGGCTGAATCACAGCTATGCCGGCTTCATTCAAAGCGGGCATGCATGCCTCAGTAACGCTGGCGAGGTCTGCATACTTTGATTTGAAATGCGGATTGTTTGCAGACTTCAAAGCCTTTCCCATCTTTGCCTGCGCAGATGCTAGGGCGGTGGCGATGTTGCCAAACACTTGCGCCTTCGCGTTCTTGTCTGTTATGTTGTTGTCAGTCATTGCGGTTCTCCTACCGTTTATGATTAGGGCCGGGACTGTGGATTTGACGATCCTGCCCGGCCCCTTCTTTGTCGCATACGTCAGCTAGATATGCAATAGATTAAAATGGCAAATCGTCGAGGTCCGCGCTATCTTGGCGTGTGCTGCTGTTGCCACTAGACGATTGCCCGCCGCCAGTCCCTTGATCGTATCTGCCGCCATATCCGCCGCCGTTGTCAGGCTTACCGCCCATAAGGGTAACGTCCTGCACGTTCATCTCTAGATACGTCTTGCCGTCGTGTTCCCGGGTCTGCAATTCGCCAGACACGCAAACCTTGCTGCCCTTTGTCAGATATTGCGCCAGCGTCTCGCCGCGCTTGCCCCACATCGAACATCCGATCCACTGCGTCTTTTTCCCATCCTTGCCGCGCTGTTCAACTGCGACGTTAAAGCCGGTCACGGTTGTCTGTCCTGCGTTGCGCACCACGGCGTCTGCGCCGATGTTGCCTGCAATTACGGCGTTAAGCATGTTTAGTTTCCCCCTGCAATTGCGGTTTCATACATGTCCAGCAACGCATCAGCCTCTGCCACAGCGTC